TTGAATAACTTGTAATGAATATCCATTATGCCTCGTCAATAACGATGTTAATAGCGTTATCTGCCTTTACTGCAGCTTGAACTGTCTGTTCTACCTTTTCAGAATATTCGTTCTTGAAACGTCTCTTGAGAATTTCGTTATACTGAACTTTTCCTTCTGTAAAGTATTTGAAGGTTATGTCATTCATAATTCTATATTTCATCTCAAGATACCATTCTCTTATGGCGTCTAACAAATCTAAAGTTTCTTGTGCGAACTGACAACTGCCACTATAAGAGTTACTGGTAAATAAAGGTTTGCATCTATAGTCAGAAGCTCTTAAGTCCTTCGGTAGATAACCCTGAATACGTGACATAAACGTTGCAATCTGGTTAGGCGAAATTTGTTCTTTATGAAACGAGTTCTCCATATTGCAGTTAAGGATAGCGAGAGAAATTCCAGTAGGTGAATATCCGTTTTCTTCATATTTAATATCACCAAAACCGTCAGCTTCTAAAACTGGTTTTGTAAAGTTTTCTAAGAGGAACTTAAACTGTTTCTCTCTTTTTCTTTTTAATATGACTTCACCACCGCCTAAACCCATTAGAAACCTCCTTTATAATCCAATTTGCTTAGTTGAACGCAAATTTCTTTTAACAGTTCCTTAATTTCTTTAAGGTCTTCTTTATAATTTAAAATCTCCTGAGTTTCCTCTTTGGGCTCAGGAGATGCATTCTTAACAATCTTTTTCATATATTATTTGTCCTGTGTGCTTATGCTGCACATTAGCCTCATAATATATTTATTAGAAGTAGCGGAACATAAATTTATCGTCGTCTACTGAATATCCGCCACCAGTAGCACCAGCTCCGTTATAACCTTTCCAGAATGCTGGATAGACATAGAAGCCGGAATCTTGAGTGTTGTATATTCTAAGCATACAAGTCTGATGATTTACACCACCGTTACCATTTGCAGATGCTGCGAAATTGATATAAGAAGAAGCTAAGAAATCAGCGTCATCTTGTCCAGAAGTTTCCTTAAGACCAAATAAGACGTTTTCACCTTGAGTAACGTAACCAGTCGTGTTACATTCGTAGACAATATCAGTAGTGACACTAGCAGGAATATAAATTTGCTGCGGTGCTCCAAGGTCATTTAAGTCAGTAAGGTAAATAAACGGATTATTCTCACCACTTTCCCAGTAGCAACCAGAAGTTGCAGTTTCGTTAGCAGTTGTGATTGCAGGTCTTGCATAGATGGAACGTTCAGAACCGTTTGCAAAAAGATAACCTGTTCCAACACCAGACGGAATGACCTGTGCAGAAACTTGATTACCATCTGCATCTTCGAAAATCAAACCATTAGGACCTGCTTGAGGCGTATTAACATAATGCAAAGATTTGATTGCACGCGTTTCCTCTACACCTTGACCTGTTAAATAGTCTGCAGAAATAGTGACATCGGAACCGCCACCGGCTTTCATAAAGACCACGTTATTACTATTGACTATTGCTGACATAAAAATCTCCTGTAATATTTATTATGCTACACCACCCCAATCAGAAGGTAACTGTTGCCAAATATAATTATTAATATACGAACCAGTATATCTAAAGCAGTCTCCATGTTCTACTAATGTAACTAATTTACGCAATTTATTATACATTGAATTAATCTGATAAGGATTAGCATATCCCGCATTCTCAAACATCATATACACATTTTCAAGTTTTGGTAATACCATCCATAGTGGCATATCCATAGGTCTATGATTTCCTCGGAACATTTCTGCACATGTAGTTACATTACTCATATCAAAATGTGGTAAAATTAAAGACGGTAGATTATTATATGATGTATTTAGCATAAACATTTTTTGCATATTTGTAACACTATGTGTGTCAAGCCATGGTATATTTTCTAAATAAGGCGTATTATAAAACATTCCTTCCATATTAGTAACATTTGCTGTACTAAACCATGGAATTTCGGTTAATCCATCACAATCCTGGAACATATATGACATATCAGTTACCGAATCTGTATTAATTAGAATATTAACTTTTGTTAATTCATGTGATTGACCAAAACACAAATTTAAATTAGTTATTCCTTCTGCATTAAATGCTATAACTTCTATTAAATGACTATTTAATGAATAAAATCTATGACTCCAGTCTGTTAGCGGATATGTTATCTGAAAAGTATATGGGTCTAATTGCAAAATTTCTGTAGCTTCACTCCACCCAGAATTACGTATAAGAACTGGATCAAACTCATCCGTATTTAATCTAAATACAATAGTTTTAGCTGGCAAATCTAAAGTTGCAGACAATTCATCATTGTCAAACATTAATGTTTCACCAAGAAATCCTAAAGATGTAATCATATTTTCCTTTAAGTTAAAGTATACCAATTATCATCCCAAGCGGCTAATGCAGTTACCAATGGGGGTAGAACATTACTATTATTTCTAGTAAGTGTAAATTTAACAGCACTATTTTCAGATTGACCATACATCATTGGGTGCCAAGAAACACTTGTAATAGGTTCAATATATTTAAATCCAACATGTAACCTAACACAACTATCTCCTATACTAGCATTATCAGAACATAATTCAACACAACTTGCTGAATTCCAAGAGTTAGTGGTTTCCCAATGTCCATCACTTAATCGTTCTTGATATGCACTAATCACACTTGATACTGGAATTAGTGCATCATTAATTTTAATGCCCCTTAACTTAATATTTCTTCCTTCACCCCAATCGCCTGACACGCCACTACAAGTAAACTTATACTTTGGAATAGTAATAGCGGTTGGCCATATTTTTGTTCCGTTATAAAAAAGTTGCGCTTCTGCACCATTATACATTATGTGTGATGGAGAAAATCCATTAAAATATACTGACATTAGACCCCCGTAACAATGTAAAGGATATTAGAACCTGTTGCCTGAGCTGACGTTGCGACTATCTTTGTAGGAATATCACCCCAGTTAGCAGAGTTTGCTGTAACTACGTTGTATGTAGAATTCCAATTTGCAGAATGCGCAGTAACTTCAGTTCCAACAGCATGTGCAGAATTTGGATATGTTGCACCAGAGAACCCAATGAATACAGTTCCATTATTCTTCGTTAAGTAAATACCAGATTCACCGCTAACAGGAACTTGCGGATGACCAATAGTATAACTAGATACAGACGTAACTGCACCATTTGCTGTTCCTAATGCAGTATTCTGAACATATGCTAAATTAGTTACGCTAGGAATATTAGCAGTAGCCTGGTTATAAGCATAGCTGGATGCTGCAGAAATATCAGAACCCCAGTCTTTACCAGAAATTACACGATCTGTGATATTAATATTACTTCCTGCAGAATATGCTAAACCCCAGTTTGCGGAATTAGCAAAAACTGTATCTCTGCAATTAAACAGTGACTGAACTCCAGTTTTATTTAATACTGCAGCACTATTTGCATATGGTCCGCTTCCATTATGCCAGATAATATTTGCAGAATCTATGCTAATACAAGAATTTCCATCTAGATTGTCTGCATCAAATTGTCCAATATAAAAACTTGAATAATTTAAAGAAGCTGTATTTGTTGGAATCCAAGCATAGTCAACACCCTCAATAGGTTCCGATAAGCTAGAGCGAATAAACTTAACAGATTTAATTTCGTTAAAACTAACGTCTGAATAAATCCTTGTTGCAGTATCGGTCTCACAAATAACATCAAAACTAGGTAAAGAACCAGAAAGTTCAATTCCACTATCCGTCATATAACTAGATCTGAAAGCTGTACTTTCAGAAACATATGGAATATATTGGCCAGTAACACCGGTACTTCCAGAAAAACCAATTATCGTAGCACTTTCAGAATCTTCAACAAAGTATAATGGTGACTGAACGCCGAGTAAAGCAGATTGTGCAGAAATCTTATGTTCAATGTTGTTTACGACGATTGGAGCAACACCTTCATATTCAAGACCACCTTGGCTAGCTGCATATGCAGAAGCTGCCTGAATTTCTGAAGTCCAGTCCTTACCGCTTACAACATGGTCAGTTATATCTATATTTTGACCTGCCGAATATGCTTGATTGTCACCACTGTTAATCATGTTGATTGCAGAAGCAGCAGACTGACAAGCACCAGTTAAAGAATATACAGCATCTGGCGTCGGATTTGGATGTCTCTGTTCGAGCATGACGTCTGCAGTCGACATATGGAGGATAGCATAGTCACCGTTACCACTATCAACATCAACTGAAATTTCTTTATTGCCTAATTGCCAACCAATTCTTGCAGAACCGTCAGTAGAAACAACATGATCAAGACCAATTTCTGTATAATCGCTTTGGTCAAGGTCAGAAACATATAAACCGCTAGGGTCAAGTATTGTGCCTCTGTTACCAGTAATATCTGTTAATTCTATTGCAGTATCTACACTGATTACATGGTCATTAATAACGATATTTGCACCTGCACTATATGGAGTATTATCACCAGTGACTGCGGTCAAGTAATGCTGGTCAACAACCCAGTTAACTGCTGAGTTATATGCGTTACCAGAAGCATTCTGAATTGTATTTGTCCAGTCCTGATGAGCTGTCAAATATGTATCAACAATTTTACGTCCTAAGGAATCATATGTAGCAGAATTAGAAGAAGCAACATTCAATGCGGAAACAGCAATCTCTGCAGAATGTGCAGACTGTGCCATTTGAACATAGTCAGCAGAATTTGCATGATAGGCATTGTCAACGATACCAGTAACGCTTATAACATGATCAACAATAGAAATGTTAGATCCACCGCTATAAGGAACGACTTGATCAGCATTGAGAGCAGATCCGTTAATAGCAGATATTTTCCCGTCTTCTGTTCCTTCGAATGTTGGAAACGCAGAATCATGAATACCGATAACAGTAGATGCAGAAGTATCTTCAACAAAATATAACGGTTCCTGAACGCCTAGCTTAGCGGATTGTGCAGAAATAATACGTGCTTCGTTATCTACAACGATTGGAGAGATACCTGAATAATCACCTTTGCCACCTGCAAAAGCAGAATGGTTATAAGCAGTGATTTCACCGTCATTATTATGTTCCCAACCACCTTCTACATGGTTAGCAGTTAAAGCTGTATAAGCGACATTAGCAATTTCAGCATTTAATGCAGAAGAAGCAGAATTAGCGAAATTTGCAGTTGCTACGAAATTAGCAGAATCAGCATAAGTTGCAGAATTTGCATTGTCAGCATAACCTGCGGAATCAGCGTAAAAAGAATTTAGCGAAGACTCAGCAAACAAACCGTTACCTGAGATTGACGAAACCAAAACTCCGTTATAGCCTAATGCTGAATTCTGGACATACGGTAAATTATCAACATCCTGATGTGCAGTCAAGAAACCTTGTTCATCTACCCACCCTGTTGTTTTATTATATGCGGAATCGACAATATCACCTGATGCAGCTGAAATTGCGGAATTGATTTCGTTATCCCAATACTTACCAGAAATTACATGATCAGTGATATTAATGTTATCTCCAGGAAAATACTCCTGAGAACCACCTTCACCAACTCTTAAAATACGGTTATGTTCGCTTAGTAATTGCATGCTAAAACTCCTGTATTATTTATTAGGTTAATATTATTCTATTATATAACCTGTAAAAGCCAAATGACCTTCTAAATAAAGTGTGTCATTATATACAGTATTAACATAGCAATAGATTTTGTCATTTAATACCCAATCAAATCCTTCAAAAACTTTAGTATGATAATTTGCAGCTACCCAACCAGACATCCATTGCGCATCAGCTGCTGATTTTATTCCCATTCTGTTTGGTTCTATACCAAAGCCAGTACCTGTTATTGCAACTCTGGTTACATGAATCGGTTTATTTAAACCATTTGCTGTAAAGTAATATTTATCACTTTTTGTACTATTGTAAGTATCATAATATGAAGAATGATAGTTATAAGAACTAATATAATCTCCAGTACTAAAGCTCCAACTTGAAACAGTTAAATCAATTCTTGCTGTATGTTGAGTCTCGTCTACGTTCCATGTATTATGTGTTAACGGCATACCTAAAGTAGCTATTGAATTTAAAGATGCTCCATTACCACTAAATCCTCCAAGTGAACCATAACCATAGACGTTTCGTATAACAGGTACTGCTGAGAAATTTGCTTGAGCAGTTACGTCATTATTCAGAGTGAACTGATTGCCTGTCAACGTTGCACCAGTAATAGAATAACCAGAAAAACCGTAATTTGCATTCGGAGTATTGCTCAATGTTACAATAGTTCCGGCAAAACCAGATATAGGAGAAGCGGTCATTGTACCGTGACCGTCAGTAGAAGTTGTGACTTCGTAAACATCTATATACCTAGATAGCTGGTGACCTCCATAGGTCTTGTTGACAATATGCTTTTCAGTTCTCATTTAAGCTTCTCCTTGATCCACGTTAGGTCAGTCTGGATTTGTGCAAGTTTAGTAGCTAAGTCCAAAGATTTCAATTGTTCCAGTTCATTCTTCAATACAGCTATCTCAGCCTTCAGATTCTCGTTAGCGTCATCTCTGGATTTCTTTGTACTGTTACGTTGGAACCAAATAATGGCATAGACGACAACAGCCGCAATGATTGCTGTTGCGTTACCAGATTGAAATGCGTTTGTCAATAAGTCTTCCATAATTACTCCTTATGGTGCGATACCTGTAGCAGTCCAACCATTATTTCCAGTTGTTGTTAAACAACTAAGAATTACTTGATAACCTTTTGTAGTTTGACCTGAAAGGTAATATCTTACTGGTCCTTTTGCAGTAGTCGAACCGGTTGCAGTACATGTAGGATTACCTTTTGAGTTTGGCCATGCACCATTACCAAAATTTGAATTATTAACTTGCAGTCTAGCTATACCACCACCAAAACGAGTGGTATCTTCTATATATGCATATGATGTAGATGCACCAGTAAACGAATAACCACTTATGTTACCTGTAGGATTCCAGCCACTTGCTTTAGTATTAGTTGTTCCTCTGTTATATGATGTATATGTAGAATTATGGTATGAATCAGGACAATTAGTACCGCCTGTATAATAAGCATACGCATAAGCTGTTCCACTACCGTTACGCCCCCAGTTTTCTGAACCTCGTGTTACCTGATTAAACTTTCCTCTTGCTGTAAAGTAGTTAACCTTTTGAACTGCCTTAATAGTGCACGGGCCAGTGGGCACAAGCTTACCACCAACAATAGAACCACCAGTAATATCGTAACCAGAAATTCTGTAATAAGTATCATATCCAGAATCTAAAGTAATACCTTCAGAACCAGGAATATAAATCGAGTCTCCGGTCAAATGAACATGTGCATCACTCAAATAAGTAATCGGATAGCCTGCATCAGTATAAAGACCTTCAGCAGTGACATTCTCACCAACAAACATGAACTGATTTCCAGTAGCAGTAGCTCCAGTGACATTCAAGCCTGTAAAGTACCATCCTTCATCAGTAGTAGCGTCGACAGTAACGACATCTCCAGAGAATCCAGACATCTTGTCAGCACTCAAGGTGGCATGTTCATTAGGAACAAGAGTTAAATCCCTAGAATGTTCGAACTCAGCCTGAGCAGAAACGTTGGAATTGCCGAACATGAAGTCATTACCTGTCAATGTGGCACCTGTAATGTTCAATGCCGACTGTTTCCATTCGTCGCCTGCAGGAATTACTGTCAAAGTAGCAATATCTCCAGAATAACCTGGATTGATATTAGAAGATACAGAACCGCCTGGACTATTGATTCCTTTAAAGTCGTATGTAGGACGACGCTTTAGTCCGTAAATTGCATAAGGTGCCGTTGCAGAAAACTGATAATCTGTAGTCCATTTACCTGCAGCCCATGCAGTAGTCTGATTTCCCATACCCATGTAATAACCAGAACCAATATAACCAGAATTACCGGAAATTCTCATTTCCTGACCGATTAAAAGGTTATGTTTTTCTTGAAGTTTCCACGGTGTGTATGCCCAAGCGTCACAACCGAAAATTTTATCTTGTGAATTGTAAATGTTCTTACTTGCATGACGACAACCAACTCCACCGTTTTCGAAACCAGAACCTAAAACTATTATTTCGTCAAAATGGTTAACTGTTTCGTCCAAAGTAATTGTCGTATTATAAAGCTGTGCTGTATGATCACTTGACCAAATCAATGTTCTGTCATAATTGTTTGGGTATTTTACACCAACAATCATATAAGGGCGAACATCGTTTGTTCTGTTATTTACCAATGATGCAGCATAAGCGGTAGAACCTGCATTTTTGCCCCAATAATAAGAAGAAGCAACAAAACCTGAATTACCAGAAAGAAATACTTGTGTTCCGTTACAAAGAACAAATGTATCAGTAGCTCCCCAGTTTCCAAAGAAGAATGGGCCGCCAAGATTTAACTGACCAGAAATAACTGGATATTCAGTCATTACACATGGCGTATATGTTCTAGTACCCGAACCGAAATAAATCAATTCGTCATAGTTATCAATAGAGTCAAGCAATTCAATGCTGGTATTATTCGGTTGGACTGCCGTAGCTGACCATAATACAGTTCTTTCTGGTTCTATCATTTGATCTCCTTAATTCCGACAATCTTGTATGGATGCAAGTCTACGTTTCTAGCAGTGTTGTATGTACCATCGCAGAATGTTGTAGCATTGTTATTCTGGCCCATGAAGTACGAAGATGTAATGTAACCTGAAGTTCCAGAAAGCCACATATCAGTTCCGTTAATTAAAATATACGTAGATCCTGTACCCCAACGGCCAGCATAGAAACATCCGCCTTGGTTAACACCGGTATGGTTAACTGCATATCGATTCTGAGTATCAAGCCAGAATTGGTCATCTCTATTAGCCGAACCGTAAACTATATATTCATCATAGTTGTCTATACTATCATTCAAAGTAATGCTATACATGTTCTTAAATGGCGTGTCAGTTTCCCATAAAGTAGTATATTCGAAATGGGGTTCGAATTTCTCATAACCCACATACCCATTCCAACCGGGATAGGCTAGCGTCATTCCGTTATACTGTAGCTTGTATGTGTCAGCCATTATTCACCTCCAGCAGTACGATTGATACCGACAACACGTATAACGCCTCCATATCCCCAATAACCGCCGGTCATAGCATTAACATTTTGCGTATCTCCGTATGAACAAAAACCGCTTAATGTTGTTTCATTTGAAAATCTATAATGTGTTCCAATATAGACATTGTTATTAGCTTGTTCTTTTTTGGTCATTAAATAACATAATGTCGATGTTACTGGATGTGCTAATAATACTGAATCTGTAAAGAAAAATCCACCAGAAAAATCTAAACGTATTTTATCAAAGTTAGTAATAGATTCTGATAATGTAGCTGTGGCTAACATTGGATTATTCGAACCTGCTGGTGTAAATGCTGTTCCTTCCCACAATACAGTTTCATCATTAGAAGCAACAAGAATTCCATCAACCATTTCAAACTTAATTCCAGGTCCTGCAGAAATTGGCAAAGCAGATCCACCCCAAGCACCAGAATTTGAAGATACATTGTCGATTGTAGAATCGATATTTGCAGAAGTAGCCGTTACGTAACCGATGGCTTCAGTTGCACTCTGTGGGAATTCATCACCAGCTTTGAATGCACTACCGTTATAACCTGTAATATTGTCGTTTGCGTCATAGCCGAATGCACTCTCGTTCATTGTACCGGCAGGAACTTCAGAAATAAAGCCGCTTTCGTTGGCTGTAGTATAGAAGTTAGCAGAATCAGACGTTAACAAGAAGTTTGCACTGTCCGTAGCAGAAAGGTAATCGCCAGCATCCTGTTTTGCAGTCAAAGATTCAACAGTCGCATAGGCTGTCATTCCAGTAATGTCTTGCTTACCAGTTAAATCACCAGTTGTAGCCATGTCAGCAATGTCTGCTGTGTAAACTAAATCTTGTGGTAATCCTGTTAAGAAAGTTCCAGAAACGTCAGAGAATGCTGTGGTGTCCAATTTGGCTGTTACAGTTTCCCAATTACCAGACAATTCGTCAAGTGCATTAGAGCTCAAATAATTTCCAGCTTCTTGATAAGCGGTCATTCCTGCGATAGTCTGATAATCACTCAAATCTTGGTGTGCGGTTAAGAACGTTCCACTAACATCGCTAAATGCAGTTGTGTCCAATTTATCACTAACTGTATTCCAAGTTGCACTATTATCAATAACAGCCTGTTCAACTTCTGGATTACCACCTTGTGCAGTAACAGAAATAACAGTCTTCTGTTCTAAAGGATAGTCTACGATAGAAATACCAGAGCCAGCTGAAAGTTCAAAGTCACCACTTACTCCGCCACCTTGACCTGCAAATGCAGTACCATTATATCCAGTAATCTTATTATCAGAAATTTCAAGAAGGTCAGCACTCATTAAGCCATCTAATGACTGATGAGCAGTCAAGAAATCACCAGATACAGTAGAAAAAGCAGTGCTGTCAAGTTTAGAACTAAGCCCAGACTGTAAAGTATTTTCTGTAACGTATTCTGAAGGGACAGCGGTGAGAAAATCGCCAGAAACAGTTGAGAAAGCTGTTGTGTCAAGCTTGTTACTGATGTCTTGATGGGCTGTGAGATAGCCAGATGGGTTACTTGTGGACGGATAAAAAGCAGATTCCATGTATTCTTTCATGTAACTCTGATTTTCAACCCAATCTTGTGTAGCATAAGAGCTTAATTCGTCATGAACAACATAGTCCCCAGCACTCTGATAATTGCCTGCAGGTTGTAAACCAGTAACACTAATAGTATGACCGTCAATATCAACGTAAGATCCTGCTTCATATTCTGTTCCTTCTGCCCACTGTGCACTATTTGCTATAACGGCGTCTGAAGCTTCGTCCCATTTACCTGATAAAGCTGATGGAATTTCTGTCTGAGCTGAGCAGCCAATAATACAGCCTTCCTCGTCGTCCTGAACGAAATATAACGGATCCTGGACGCCAAGAGGCACATGATTAGCCGAAATCTTGTCTTCAACATTGTTTACTACGATCGGGTCTATGCCAGTATAGACTTTACCAAGCTGTCCAGTCAGATACGGCATATAAACCTGAACATCACCGACTGTCCAAGCAGAAACGGCGATAGATTCAGATGGCGTAACTACTACATTAGCCGTAGAATGTTCACCTTTAGATGCTAAATATTTCTTTACAGAGAATAATTCAGAGTCATAGGCATCAAATACGACCATTTCATAGTCGAATGCCGGATTAACGTAAACAGGACCCATACCTAGGTTATTGAGGATTCTAGGATTCTCAGCTGGTACGCTACCTTCAACGTCCTCGTAAATATCTGCTAATCTAGTTCTTCCAATGTAGTAAACTGCAATTTTACCATCTGATAATACAGTTCCATTATAATCTTGGAATTCTAGAGCTTCTTCAAAGAGAGGTACTAAATTCATTTTTTTACACTTCCTTGGGTTTACAAAATCAACATCATTTATTATATTTATTAGACATGAAAACAGTTCAAATCAATAGAAATTTAATCCTTAGAGAAGACGGTAAACTTTTCAATATTCATACTGGCGAAGAATTTGTGCCAGTTTCTAATTGTAAAAATCCCAGAGGCTGTAGATACCATAGAGTTGTAGTAAACGGAAAGCATAAAACAGTACATTCATTAGTAATGGAATATTTTGGTCCTCCTAAACCTGGTCCAGAATATCAGATTGATCATATTAATAGAGATTCGCATGACAATCGATTAGAAAATCTCAGATGGGTAACTCCGCAGGATAATATGAACAATCAAGACAAAAATCTTCCAGAAGGCCATAGAATGCGGGATTTGTCGAAAAAAGAATATGACCGTGAATGTACAAAACGATCTAGATTAAAAAAGAAAGAGGGTGTTTAGCCCTCTTTTGTTTTAAATTACCTTCGCTATAACGCCTTGGTTTCTGTCATGGTCTCCTTGTTGGACAATTCTAACGTAATCACTGTAGCTAACAATAGCCATTCTAAAGAAGTCGCCGTTGTTGACTGCATCATCATGTGCTAAAGGATAGATGAACCAGTTTGTATGGATAAACATATCATAGGTCAAAGAGTTATAAGGACTATTTACCCAGCTATAATACTTTATAAGAGTGTCTGGACCTTTAGTAGTTTCCATCCACCAATAACCGTTGTCGCCTGTTGGCATTACACGCTTGCTGGCACTTTGATACTTATAAAGATCTATTGAGTTAGAACCCGCATAAACAGTTTCTTTTTTATAACCTTGGTTATCACTGATGTAGACTCCATGCATGTCAGTAGCAGGACAATTTCCGGTATTTCCTTCATAAACAACGCTAAATACATTTTTATTAGTTGCAATAAAAGCTTTACCGTAATTAGAACCTGTGCGATGCTGCCAATACCTTGCCCTGAGACCTTCTGTATTACCTAAGAAAAGGTTATTTGTTATGTTCCATTGTGCAACACAGTCGTAAACATTATCTTGTGCATAACCATTGATTGTATCGACTTTTGTAAATTCTATCGGGTTATTGTTATTGAAAGTATTAGATTCCAATGTAACTTGGCCAATATAATAAACATCGTTAAGCTTATGAGGATAAATCTTAATAGTGTTGTTAGTAGTTATACAGTTTTTCATAGTTATACGCTTTACGTAATAACTATTGTTTTCCTGGAAGGTACAATTTGTAAATTCAATATAGGAGTGGTCAAAATCATTATCTTGAGCCCAGTTTAAACCGAAACCAACTTCGCAGTTTTTACATATTATCTGCTTATTGTGGTTTGTCCAGAATGAATTACCATAAACCTTTGAATTTTCTGCCCACATTGCAGAGAATGAAGGTTCTACAGAGAATGTAATATTAGAGTTATCTTCAACTGTAATATATCTGCATGTGCAATTAACATAGCCACACTTAACATGCTTAAGATAAACATCAAGACCTGATTTAGAGATAATTAAATTACCAGTTACGTAAGCATTTCTAAGCTCAATCAAGCCACCTGTGAACGTGAGATTACCAATTTCTCTACCAGCCAAATCAACGAATGTAGCACCGTCTGCAACCTTTGCGTTTACATAGGCTGTAACGTTCGTGAAGTTATCTAGCTGAATTCTGTTCAAAGCTGAAGTTCTTGCATAAACTGTAGAGTTCCAGTCAACAGAAGCAGGATTATTCCACCAGTTATCCTTAATGTCTGTATAGGCAAAGCTGAGTCTGTCTGTAGAATTAAAGATACGTTCAGCATTGATTGCACAGTTACTGAAAGTAATACGAGAATTATCACCACTGTAGGTTACAGGCAATCTAGTCTGACCTTCGATAATTTTATTTTGCAAAGTAACCGCACCCTGTAAGGTATGATTAAGGAAATTGTCCTTTGCATCAAAAATATACTTCTTAGCACCAGACGTCAAATAACCAGCTATGGTCTTGAACCATGACGAGTGAGCTTCCTGTTCAGGGTCATAGAAATCGAAGTCGCAGATAGCGCTCTGTGGCTCACCGATGACCTTTAAATTACCGCAGTAGAAGTAATCACATGCAAACGATGTTCCCGCATCTAAAAGTATACGTTTAGTAGTCTGTAAATTTGTATTTACGCTATAAGAACCAGGTACGAACCAGACACCTGGAGCAGTTTTGGTCAAGGCAGTTCCGACATATTCGATATAGGATAACAAGGCGTTGATGTTTGCTGTATGACCTGGATAAACACCGTAATAGCTTGATGGGAGATATTCACCAGAGAATACCAGAATCCAACGACCTGTTGCACTGGTATCGGAAGCGACGATATAACCGTTGTCGGCGTCCTGGGTACATGCAGCGTCCCATACATACTGTCTCATAGGACAGTCATAAGCATTGAAGTAACCTAAGACGTTTACAGAAGAATTTACAGAAGGATCGAGGTCCTTTAAGGATTCGATACCGACTACATATTCCCTAGATTCTGAGTTTTCATTCTCGCCTGCATAGAAATCACGGATGAATTCATAAATCGGCTGGTTATGTTCGTCCATACCTTTGAATGCGTAAACTCTTACATACACGATTCTATCGCAAAATACTGTTTGCGGAACCCTTCCTTCAATGTCAAGAATAACCGGATTGGTCATAACCGTGTATTCGTCGTCGGTATAAGACCAGATTGTAAGAAAATCTGAACTTACAGGATCTAAGATTTCCACTTTACCATTAACCAATGGCTGTTCATTCAAGTCAAGAAATCTCTCATTCTGGTTAATGACTGGAATTCTATACATTTTTCATCTCCTTTTGTCTTTTTCTAAAGTTTCTAAGAATTTGACGTTTATGTTCTTTACGTTCTTCAGCAGTCATTTTTGGTAATGACCTAGCTGTATTACAATTATTTTCTTGCTGAGTTACCCATCTAAGATTTTCGACATTATTATCGTCTCTTATACGGTTTATATGGTCAACAAATTGTTTATTTTCAGCATTTTCTAAAAAGGTTTCAGCAACTATTCTATGAATGCGATATTTCTTTTTGTTGATTACCGTAATCAAATAACCATCTTTATCATGACTACCTTTTGTCCAATATTCTTGAAAATATACATGACCATTGCAACAATAATGACCAGGATGTAAGATAAGGCCATCAGACCTTACCATAATTCCCAGAGTTGGATGTTTTTTCATACTAACCATTTTCTACCTCTTTACGCTGTTTCTGATTTTTTAACTTAATGGTTTCTTGTTTTGCCATTTCGTTCTTAAATTTAGAAACATTTAGAGCAGTTTGCGATGCAGTTTTTAAATTTTCTGCATTTGCTTTACGTTCGGCAGAGTCAAGTTCTATAGCTTTCTTCTCAAGTTCCATCTTTTCTTTTTCTTGGTCAGCAGCTAATTTAACTAAATCTGCCTCAGAAAGCTGACCGTCGAGCTTGCTCTGAAGTATCATCTTTTCAAGTTCGTTCTTATGTTTGAACTCTTCTAAGGTGAACTCACGTTCCAAAGCATAGCCTTTAAGCTCAATCTGACGTTTAGTATCTTCAAGTTCCTTAGAAAGTTGAGCAATTTGCATGTCTCTTTGCTTAATTTCAGAATTTGCTTGGTTAATTATCTCTTGGTCCTGCAACTCCTGGGCTGTTGGCATTGGCTGTAAGATTTCGACCAATGTTCTGATATACTGGTTATCGTCCTCGACATTAGCCATTGCCATCAAAAGTTTACGCTGGTCCTGAGGCTCAGTGAGCAACGGTGCCATCTGTTGTAAAATAACTCTTGCTTCCTGTTTCTTCAAACCTTCTTCTGGTCCCTGAATCATGTTGATTTTGATAGAACCGAAAAGCGGTTGTCCCTGGACTAATTCGAACAGGCACATACCGATTACCTTTAAAGAAGCCTTGAGGTTATAGATATAGGCCCTGATGTTGTTCTGGAAAGTCTTTTCAGCCGTGAGAACTTCTGTCGCGGATTTTTCGACTTCTGATTCCAGTCCAACAGCAGGAATACCTATAATAGAATTTACCATCTGTAAACTCTGGCTAAACATTTCACCGACGTCGCCCAACTGGATTTCGTTAGACATTCTTTGCGGTGCTTCCAGTTCTCTCTTACCGTCTGCTGACCACTTGTTATAGATTAAGAGCGGGTTAAGAGTCTTGTTCGAATCCCTATAGTACTTTTCGTTACCTTCGATGGATTCAGATTCCCCTAACCATACGTTCTTTGGCGACGTTGCCAGTCTTACGAGAATATTGGAATATGCGTAGTTGATTAACTTCTGAACTCCCTTCATCTGGTTAACGATACCTGTCCAGCTCCATTCGTCGTCCAATATTGTCTTTTCACCGAATACTGGAATAACCGGAATATAGGTCATAGTAAGCGGGATTTCTTCGACGATTTCGTTTCCGATCATCCTGTAGCATACGACCTGACCCTTAGTCTTTGTCCAATAGGTAACTAACGGCATATATTCCTTCCTGTCGTAGTCCTGTTCTATATCGACTTCTGGCTTGTCTATAGTTGAAATGTCGATACCGTAGTTGGACTCTACCCATTTTCTGGATTTTAATTCTACGATTGCAGCTGCACATGCGTCAGAACCGTTAGTTTTTGAAATATCCGGATCTAAGTACACATTTTCTATATCTTTTATGGAATACAATACCGGTTCCGGGTTTCCATCTACGTTATAATCAGTCGTAAGAACCAGAACTCCTAGGCCGAATGCTACGGCGGATTCTAAAGATTCTACGATTGCAGTGTCATTATCTGGATCTTCTAGGAAATTAATACCGAACTGATTAAGAATCTCGGACTTCTTGTTGGTAGTAGTGTCTGTTACGTCCCATCTGTAAGTCGATTCCCTATATGTGTTAGTGATTGTCCTGATGGCATTCTTGACAACGTTCAACTGGTTCTCGGTTCTGTCTTTTCCAAGAATTTCAATATCTGACTTTGAATACTGATCGCCAGATACGTATTTCTTGTTATCCTTGATGTCGTCGATTAATGCTTTATATTTTTTACGTGACTTTTTAGAGAAGTCCTTAAACTCTTTAATAACATTGGTATTGTCTTCTGTAAATTCCATAAAATATTACCTTACCCGACGTTACCTCTACATAGAGAACGGGCTTGTAATATTTATATGACGTAAAAGGCCGTCTGATTTTACTCAAACGACCTGTTAATTATAGGAATTATGAAATGAAAACTACATGAAGCTAATGTATTTATTAACGACCATAGACATTCTTCATCCAGTTACCGTCCATACCACCTTTTCTGAGTTTCTTTTCTTTATAAACGGTTGGTGAAGAGTGTTCCTTTCTATACTGTTCAATGTCAGCATGCTCTTGCGGACTGATAGTCTTTAACTCCCGTTTACCAGTTTTTCTATCATAAACGACCTGTGTAATTACACCTTTTAACGTTCTCATATTGATTTTTCCTTTAATGACAGCTATAGCAGGCCTGTATAAAGTCTTTAACGTGGTTTAAACAATACGTCAAATTACTAAAATGCCCCGCTGTGGTATACTGATCATTATATAATATATTATTTTTTTCATCATTACATAATATACCATAATGGGGCATTTTGCCTATGTGGTTTTTCAGATAACGTATAAAATTATCAATAGACTGGTCGTCAAAGAATTCCCACATTATATCATGTAAATATTGTTTTACGTCGATTTCCTTGTTTCTCCATATCGTTTCTAGACATTTCTTGATAGGATATGGCAAAACCATGTTTACGTTTGCTCTGTTATAGACTGATGACAGTTTATCCATTCTGTAACCGTAAACCCTAGGAATATACATTTCTAATTCATCTGCAGCGATTGCGCAGTAAACATTGAAAAACGGTGTTTGCTCACCATTAGACACGTAGTCCATTATATAGTCGTGGTCATAAGCTAATGCACGGTCAATATCTGGAACTTCTCCTTCAATCTTTATGCCTAACAGTTTCTTCATTGAATAGTCAATATCTGTATTTTTGAATGTCTTGATATAGTCACAACCATAAGATTCCAGTAAATCTTCAAGATATATTCTATAAACGTTCATAATCCTTGTCAATATTGTTATCCAGTAGCCTCTACGTTCCTTAATTGCTGACTTATTAGTAATAAACACGTGAAAATCGAGCAGAAACAGGCCTCTGAGCTTGTTTTTAATGTCGTCCTTAGAAACACCAAGGTCTTTACAATTATGGTCCAGAACTAGCCATAACGTGTTTATTAGGCCATTTATATTAGTCGGTAGACATAAATTAAATGTAAAATCATTTTTGCAATTAATCATAATAAAAAAGTACCCATGATGAACACTACTAAATCATGGGTACTTTGACTTTTTGTCTAAAGAAAATTCTGATTAAAACGTTCTGATCGAGGTAGTGTTCATCAATCGTTCTGTTTTATTTATGTTGAAGAATATAGCAAATTGCGTTATTTTTGTAAACCCCCTAAAATAATCAAATTTTGTAAATTTTTGTTTACAATTATCCGAAATTTACTATATTTAGAATATACAGAGGTGAAAATGGCTAAGAAACCTAGACGAGAAGCAAAAGATACAGATTACGTAAACAATAAGAAATTGAGAGAACTTGTAGTAAAGTATAATGACCTTAACCCTAACGATACAGGAGAATGGCTAGACAAGTTTGAAAAGACTATGAAGACGAAAGGTAAACTTCCTGAAGTGAAGGACTGGATAGCTCTTCGTAGAAAAAAGTATGCAGAGAAGCGTGAATATACAGCAGAATATATGGACGTCTCCAGACAGCTGTTTAATTACATTTACAAGATAGTCAGAGGCCGTGTTGCATGTTTCCAGGGCATTCCAGTAGACGAACGAGAAGATGTCATCCAGGACTGCGTATTGGCAGTTACACAATATATCAACAGATACCGTGAAGACAAGGACAGTTCTGCCTTTGCATATCTTACGCAAATTATTTCTAACGCATTGAAATTACACATGGGAAACGACAATGATTCAAGATGGTGCAGAGTTCCATGGAACGAATTATCGGATTCCCATATATCGTTGATGTATGGTGTTGATGAAAAAGAATTAGATGATTAACAATTTAAAAATAATTTGCTATATTTAATTTTATGACTCATGATTTTAGTTTAGTTTTTGAAACAGACAATGAATACTGGCAAAAAGTGCTAGATATTTTTGAACGTAATGAAAAATATGAAAAGAAGATTGTTAGTAATAGAAATCTTCATCATAAATTTCCTAGAAGTTTTAGTAAAAAATTAGGTGAGCCTATTGATAACGATAAGGATAATTTAATTAGCCTTAGTTTAGCTGACCATTTTTTGGTTCATTATTACTACTATCTTCTTGCAAAAAAAGGCTTTAGACAAGCTATGGCTACTGCTTTTACATTCATGGCAAAGAAAAGTTTAAAATATATTGACCCTGCAACAGCTGAAGCAATGGCTAAAGATTATGCAGATGCAATAGAAATTTCTAAAAAACTTTGGACTGAAGAAGAAAAAGCACAACGGTCAATAGAAGCTAAAAAATATTATAATGAACATCCAGAATATAGAGAAGCTATATCACCTAAAGGTCGCAAACATTCGGAAGCAACTAAAGAGAAAATGAGTAAAAGTGCCAAAGAAGCTGCTACAAAAGAATTATGTAAATTTAGAAGTGAATCTAAAAAAGGTAAACCACATCCTCATAAAGCCGGGTTTCAATCAGAAGAAAAACGAAGAAAAATTAGTGAAGCTAGTAAATTAAGAACACCAGAATCAAGATTAAAGACAGACTTTGGTAAAAAGTTTTATGAACATTTCAATTTACAGCAAATTGATAATAAAAACTTATATGCCAGAGAATATTGGTTTTATAAAAAATTCGGAAAATGTTCATGGGACTAGCTGAAAGAAAAAATGGAAAAACTTATGACTACAAACTAAGTTTTGCGGATTTTTCTATCTTTATATCATAAATACTATAAAAGACTATAATAAACTATACACGAGGTTTTAATGATAAGCAAAAGAATTTCATATATTTGCGACGATTACGAACAGATAGAAAATTATGACAAAGCCATTGCAGATACAGAGAATATGTGGATTTGCCATCACCGTAAAGAACTAGACGAAAACGGCCATAGGTTATATACTATGCAGCAACTGAAAGACGAGAACCTGTATTTTCACAGGCCACCTGAAGAATTAATATTCCTGACTAATTCAGAACACTGGAAACTGCACATGAATGAGGAACAGAAAGAAAGACTTAGAAGTCATCAGTTAAATTTATGGAAAGACGCTGACAAGCTAAGGGACGTCAAAGCTAAGGCAAAGAAAAGAAGAGATGACGGTCTTAATTTAGTCAACATTGAACAACTTTCATCAAAGACTGCATATCGTGATTATCAAAGGTTACAGCACCGTATATGGTATGACAAAAATAGAGACAACTGGAATTTGTATAATTACATAAAGAAATTAAATCTTAAAACGGTAGACGAACTAGAAGCATTGATTAACAAACATAAAAACTGTATAATGATGCATGAAAAGACAGGAAATGACAAGAGAGTAGAAAAGCTTAAAAAGTATATAGAGCTTATACAAAAAGTTTTAGATGAAAGAAATAACGAGGGCGTAAATGAATAATTACTTTGTTTTGTTTCACAAGAAAGACGATGGTTGGAAACCTTGGAGAGAAGACGCGATAGTAGTCGACAACAAGGAATCTTCATTGGACCATAGGTTATATTCAGAGTGGAGTGGCATTCAGTCAATCAACGACATGTATGACAAGACTGAAGCGTTGGTTTGTGAAGGAAAAGCAAAACCTGAAGATTTGCCGGAATTCGTAACTATAGCACATTACCGCAGACAGCCTGATCCTGACTGCACTAAAAGAATCTATGTAGCACAGCCGATGGTATTCCAATGCTCATTAGCACAACAATATGCAGCTATGCACTTTATAGAAGACCTTAAATATCTTGGTGAAGCAATCAAACAGAAATATCCACACATGACGCAGTTCGCAGAGATGGTTCTTAACCAAAATATCTTAATTCCGTATAATATTGTAACTTGTCCATATAAGCAGTTCAGAGACTATTCTAAGTTTGTTCTTGACGTATTGAAGACAGCTCACCAGTTGGCAGGAAATCACAATTACGAAGAAACATTGGAAATCTTCAAAAGAAGAGAAGTTCCTAAGAACGAAGGACGAGATAACAGACCAGAGTATCAGGCACGATGGTTAAGTTTTATTAGCGAAAGAGCTTCTACAATTTACTGGAAATTCTGTGCACAGAACGTTCCTGTTTTCCCAATGAAAATCAATTTATTAGAAAAAGGACAGAAGATATAATGAATAAAGATTTGATTATTTGTATTTCACCTGAATGGTGCGGAGGCGGTTGTGGTGTTCTCAGAGTTCAGCATAACGTCAACTATATTAACCAGAACCCTCAGAAGTTCGGAGTAAAGGTCATCATGACACCAGTTCCGATTTTTGACCAGAACTTATTGCAACAGGTTAGATGTATCTTTGTTCAGAGACCGTTCGGACCAATGCCATGGTTAAAGAACTACAAGGAATTGCAACCTAAATTCGGTTATTCCATCGTTGGAGAAGTAGACGACAATTTCACATCCTATAAGGGTGAGAATATTCCAGACTACAACATGAGTTCTTTACAGCCTCGTAACTGGGAAATCATCGACAAGATTGCTTCTGAAAACTTACAGTATATCGACAGAATGATCACTGCTACTGATTACTTGTCTAAAATATTACATGAGAAGTTCAACTACTGGAACACTGTAACTATTCCTAATATCTGTTCACGTTCCTTGTGGTCAAGAGAAAGAAAGACATTCTTCAGAGAGAAACCTTTGGTATTGAGTGCTGGGGCGATGCAACATATTAGACCGCCTCAACCGATGAATCCACAGTTCCCAGCTGGTGTTACTGGTCTCAGGGGTGATTACTGTGGTCAGTGGCCAGAATGGATTATCAAGAATATAAAGAATATGGATTTGCATTTCTTTGCTGACATTCCTTATTTCTTCGAAGAGATTAGAGATTTCATTACACTGCATCAATGGCAATCTACAGACTTGTATATCGGTGAATATAATAGAATCAGACCAGACATCGTTATTGCTCCTCTCAAGAACAATATATTTAACCGTTGTAAGAGTAGGTTGAAATTTACAGAAGCATGTGCCGCAGGTGCTATATTGATTGGAACAGATTTCGAAGATTCTCCATATAGCTGCATTCATCCATTATGTAAAGTTCCTGACAATCCTACTATAGAACAATTAGATAAAATCTATGAGAACGTCAGAAAGAACTGGAAAGAAATTCTTGACTACCAATATGAATGGATTAACAAAAACGGTGAATGGCTAGAATCTGAGGATCACGTTTCTAAATGGCTTTCCGCTTGTAACACACCGAATACGAGGATGATATAATGACGAAACCGCTTCTCTAATGTATTGTGACCCTTGAGGGTGAATTCTATGTTTCTTTGCCATCTACATTCTCCATAGTTGTCTGAATCATAAATTTGACATGATGACCATTTACAAACAGACTATATTATACTATATTTATTAGGTAAAACAATTAACAAGGTATTTAATAATGAACATTCAACCGAATATTTTTAACCGTATTAATTCTTTTAATGAATATCAGAAGAAAATGGCTGACTATGAAAATCAGATTGTCAAAATGATGATTGGTAAAGAAGGTCAACCAATTCCGTGTCATGTTATGATTGTTTCTGGTGATAAAGGTGTTGGTAAGACTTATACAGCTGAACGTATTTTGAGTTCTCAAACTATTAGACATTGGGAAATTGTCAATTCTTCTATGTCTGCAGTTCAGCTGTATAAGTTCATGTGGGAACATAACGATGCAATTATTGTTCTCGATGATGTCAACAGCATTATTCAGGATAAAAAAGATGGTGCATCTCTTCTTAAAGCAGCAACTGACTCTTATCCAGTTCGTAAACTTTCCTGGCTGAAACAGAATGCAAACTGCTTCCATGTAGCAAAAGAATCTCCAAAAGATAATCGTGAAATTGAAATTAAAATGGCTGCAATGGCTGCAGGTAATGATAAACTTCAGAAAAAATATGAAGCAGGTTTAGCATTTCCAGATACTTTCTTCTTCACTGGTGCTTTGATTATTCTTACTAACAAGCCGTTGTCTATTATTGACAATGCAACAGAAGGTGCTGTTTCTAATAGAGGCTGGCATCAGGAAATGTTGTTCTCTGTTGACGGTGCAGTTGATTTGATTAAGAATTTCCAATCTCGTATTACTAATTATAACGGTATCGATATTGCACCAGAAAATACAAAGAAAGCGGTTGATTTTCTTACTTCACCTCATGCTGTAACCTATTATAAAACTGAAGGAAAAGTACCGACATTAAGAACATTGGGTAGAATTGCTTTGGACTATGAAATGGGTAACGTTGTTGATGAAGATAGATTGATCACTCAGACTGAGAAACCGGCATATTAATGGTTATCTGCGTCAATATTTTTGTGTCTTTAGTATTGACGCATGATAACTTTTTTACTATATTGTTGATATGAGTTTTAAAGAAGAGTTTATCGCGAAATATGGTGAAGAAGCTTGGACTAAAAAGTGCGAGCGTTCTAGGCTTTGTCATAAACAAAAATATGATAATGATCCAGCATTTCGTGAAAGGAGAAGAGCTAAATCAAATAAAAGGTGTAAAACTAATAAAGAGTATCTGAATGCTGTAGCACTAAAACGTTACAGAGATAAATTGGCAACTGATCCGACATTTAAAGAGCATACAAAGCAGATTGCTGAAAAGAATAAAGAAAAAGCAAAATCAATAATGGGTGATGCATATGATTTTGTTATTGCTCAAATGTGTATGATGAGCAGGCATCCTGCTGATGATTTGGATAAGTATATTCTGGAAAACCTGACTAAGGAAGCTGTGGAAATAGACAGAGAACCTAGGCTGGTCAATGAAGACTTCTTATACGATTGTTTCGTTGAGAACTGTAAATATGGTCTATTCTATGGTAATCTACAAGTTATTAAATATTTTGTTCCATTAATGTGTATCAAAGTTCATAGTGGTATAGAATTAACCGATAAGAATATTGAAATGATTAAAGTATTCAACGAATATAGAAATACATTGAATAAGAAACCTATAGAATATTCTTTTAAATTTTCTTATATTCGGCCTGACCAGAAAGATGACGTAGATATGAATATGAAGTGCATGCTTCTGTATAATCTTAGTGCAGACTTCATGCATAAACGTAGCAGATACGCAACAGATAAGAAACTTTATTAAATACCTCATCATAGTAATGGGTGACTGCGGAAATTCTTTTTTATCTTTTATTATTTCCAAAGTCACCCATTTTTATTATATTATAGTCATAACAATTAACAAATGAGGAAACAACATGAATTCTAGTGAAGTCATTATATTAAAGTTATGTTTTACAATTCCATTTTTTATTTGTTTTATAGTATATTTTATCAATTTTTTAGATGAGTACAAAGTATATGAAGAACGGGCAACAAAGTATGAAAAATGGCAAAACAAATATAATTTATTCAAGCAATTACACTTAGTAGAATCTGAAAAACAATTTTTGGATCTTTTTAATCAATCATATATTGCACCACCTACTTCTAGTCCAATACCTAATCTTATTATAGCATTAATTCTTGGTAGCGTATTTGCTTATGCACTTGAAATATTAAAAATATATTTAATAATCGTATTACCATTAATGTGGTTAGCTGCAAAGATAAAAAGGTAATTTAAGCATTCACAAAATGATTAACATTTACTATATTATAGATGTAACAATTAAGGAGACAACAATGTTTGAAAGTGAAGAAAAAATCCAAGAAAGAATTGCTCGTCAAAATGAAAACACCATAAAGTTCCAAGTTAAGATGTGGTCCGTGCTTGGAGTATTCTTTATTGGTGTTATTATTGTTGATGGTATTTTCTTTTAATAGAAGACATCAGAAATGCTAGGAGAACGGTTTTCATTCTGCCATTCTCTATAGGCTTTCATGATAGGTTCATCTTCACGACCATGTGGGGCGAAACCCATTGACCAGTCTCTAGCATAGTTTTCTTTATACCAGTCAATATCAGCTCTATTCTGATCTTGTTTAACTGGTTGTCTTTTTCCAGCAGCAGTATCAGATGTCTTTACTAATCCTGGACCGATCTTAGTTCCAACTTGATATGCCTTAGCACCGATTTTAGCACCTTTAGACATACCCTGTCCTAAAGCTTTTTTGTTAAGAATAGTTTGACCTAATTCATTGTTCCAAAGACCGTCTTTTCTAATCTGACCTTGTTCATCGTATGGATTGAACTTAGCATCAGAAACATTCTTAGATTGTTTAATTTGAGAATCAGCAATTTCAGTATAAGCTTTAGCACGACCTAAATTATAAGAAGGGTCAGCATTAAATTTAACACCACGTTCCTCGACAAGTTTGAAAATATTATCAGCATTTACACCTGGAATATTATTTAAAGAAGCCTTTAATGCTTCAATAGATTCAGATGGTTTTTGATTAAGAATATTTAAAATATCTCTCTTTGCTGGGCTGTCTGGTAATGCTTCAACATTAGCTTTAAACTTACTAATTTCATTAGGATCTAAATTACGAAGTTTTGTAGCGTCTGTATTTTTGAATACATCACGTGCAGCATTTAACGTCTTTTTAGAATTATCAATATCATTTCCTAAAGAAGCATACTGTTCTATTTGTGTAGCACCTTTTTGTGCGACTTTACGAGCTTTATTAAGAATTAAAGTTGGTAAATAATCGACACCTGCATTAGCACCAGCATCTGCAGCAAAGTTTGTCATAACGTCACCAAAGCTTTGACCTTGAACAGCATTTCTTCCAGCACGAATAGCAGGACCAGCAAATGTTCCACCAATACCAGGAAGAAAATCAGCTATACCTGCAGCGAAACCAGCAGCTGCATCAGCAATATCTGGAATATGTTCAACAGACAATTCTGGATTATTCCAATAAGACTTTTCTGGAGTATCAATATAACGTTGCTTAGCCCAATCAGAAGCAAAATTCCATTTGAAATCATTTTTTACTTCTTGTTTGCGACGTTCGCGACCTTCTAAATATTCCTTTTCTTTCTGAAGTTCACCTAAAGTTTTCTTAAGGTCATCAATATTGACGCCAAGCTTTGCAGCCTTTCCTTTGATATACCATTCTGGATTATCTACGTAAGTGTCAAATTCACCTCTAGCCCGGTCACGTAACGGTAAAGTATTTTTTTCAATATCAGCATAACCCATGATTTTACGCAAATCACGTCTATGCTTCTGTTCCCATTCGTCGGTATTCATCTGTGCAAGAGAATGTAGTAATTCTTCAGCATGAGGATTACCGCTATCTCTTAACCAGTCAATAATTTGTTGTCTTCTTTCTGTTGCCATTATAAGACCTCATCAAACCAGATATTACCATAGTTATCTGATTTTTTCTTAAAACCTTTCATGCCACTCATGAATTCTATTTCTTTAGATGTAAGATTTTTCTTACCTACAAGTCCTTTAGCTTTTTTGATATTTTCATTTTTCTTCTTGTCACGATCAATAATCTGAGAATGAATTTTATCAATCTTATTCTTAGTTTCATTAGAAACAGAAATCTTACCACTCTGAATATCACGCTTTAATGTCATAATTTCATTCTGAGTAAGTTTTTCTGGATCCTTTTGTAAAATTCTAGTTGCACGTGCTTCGCCCTGTTCTCTGTCAGTTCCTTCAAATTCGAAATCTTCAGGCTTATCAGTTTCTGGTTCTTCAGTAACAACTTGTTTATTTTCACCCTTAATTTCAGACATTTTATCGTCAACCATTTTTGTTGGAAGACCATTCTTCTGAAGATTAGACTTAATATCAGCAAGCTTAGATAACATTGCATTCTTAGTAGGTGTGTCCATGCTTGGGTCAACTACCATATTTTCTATAGTATTAGTTGCTTCGATAAGTGCATTAGCCTTAGCAGTATCGTTTGGCTTATTCTGAGCATTTGCAATACGACGATTTTCATCCATCTGAGCCTTCCATCTCCAAATAGAAGTAGGATCAGCAGAATTAATTTTACGTGCTTCTAAAGCAGCAATTTGATCAGTATTACCAGCAAAGTTCTTTAACTTAGCAGTATTTTCAGCAATACGCTTCTCTAAAGTTGCAATCTGATTCTGAATATCAGCAATACGTTTCTGTTGACCTGCTTGTTGTGCTTGTAAAGCCTGAGCCTTTTGTGCTTCATCTGCTTCATACGCATCCATATATGCTGCACGTTGATAATCTTCTGTATCTTGTGGTAAACCTTGAATATTATAGTCTGGAGAAAATCCTTGACCTTTCATTTGAGTAGGAATAGCTCCAGGAGCCTGTGGCATAAAAGATTCAACAGGTGTAGAATTAAAACCGTTTAACGTTCTAGGTCTGAAATTCCAATTAAATGCCATTATACACCTCCTTGTAATGTAGCAAGGTCCTTCTTAAGAAGTTCCAATTGTTCCTTGTCTGCAGCAATTTGGTCTTCTAATGCTTTCTTGTCTTTAGTGTCCTGTTCCATAAGGTTAGCCTGCTTACGACCCTGCATATAATCGTAAACCTGCGTTCCGAACTTAAACGCATTCTGTAAACCTTGTGTATCAGCCTTTTGCAAATTTTCTATTTGCGGAGCAAAGTCACGAACACCGAATACTAGGCTTGTTTGTGGAAGAAAATTGTTTTGTAATGCCATAAAATCCTCTTATTATTTATTTAGACCGCACCTGCATCATAATGTCTCTGTGCCCAACTTCCAGGAGTCTTTCTATTTAAAGCTTGACCAATACTGTTACTGTTAATTAAATCCAGAACTGACTGTGCAGCTTCCCTTACTGTATTACCACCAGTATAGGTATATTCTTTAGAACCTGTTGCAAATTGAATCTTGATTTTGTTATCAGGAGTAATACGTAAACTTCTTATTGCAGAAGACGACGGTTTCAATTTTTCCTTAGGTTCTGCATTTACGTTTGGAACCCACTTAGGATTAGACTTTATGACTTCTCTGAACATTTCCTGTTTTACGTAAGGATTCAAGTCTTTACGAGATTCTATACTTTCTCTAAGCTTATTATATTCAGCAGGAGTAAATGGTAAAGCTGCATCATTTACACTTCTGTCACGAAGAGCATTATGATTAGGCGGGCCTGGAACGAAAATAACCGGATAGTTGAAACCAGAATCCGTCTTTTCTCCTATAACAGATGGCAAATCTGTTCGTGTCGGTGCAGAACCGAAAACACGAGCTAACATGCCCTTAAACCAACCACCTATTCCCATCTACTCTCCTTAGCGATTGCCGAAAACAGAATTGATTGTTGGAAACTGCGGCTGCTGTGGCTGCATCTGAATTGTATTCTGCATATTCTGAGCCATTTGCTGGTTCTGTGCATTTTCAGCTTGTGCCTTCTTCTGTGCGGCCTGTAAAGCCATCATTATGATTGGGAACATCTTTTATCCTCCTTACTTATAAGTTCTTCTAATTTTCCTGATTGCATATACCAGTTCATTGAACCTGCTGGTATATGATATTTATCAGAAAGTTCTCTTTTAGTCATTCCATATTTTATACAGAATGGACTACGTTTACGTTTTTTAGGCATAGGAACACCTAAATGCTTTAATTTTAATTTTTCTTCATCTGTCCAATGTTCTCTATGCATAACTGGAGTATTTTCAAAAGCAATTTTATGTGCTTTAATAACTTCAGGTCTAGCATTCATTGCTGAATTATGTAATGCTCTATGTTCTGCTTCTGTCATGAAAATTAATTCAAAATACGGACGTTTATAATACATTCCATGGCGAATTAAATCTTGTTTTGACAACGCATGTTCATTATCCAAAGTTAATTCAAGGCGATGATGAAGATGCCATTTTTGGGTATTATCGGCAATAGCCTCATCGTAATTTTCAATAAGACTAATGTCATCTTTACAATATTGTTTAGCATTTGTAATATTAATCATAATACCCTAAAATATAGCAAATTAAACTAGATTTGTCAATATTGGACCTAAACTTAATATACCAAATACAAAGCTTCCAAAGATTTTACCAAGTAAAGATTTATTTTGCGTAAGCTGATTTGCTGCTTTTGCCTGTGCGATATTAGCAGCGTTCTGTGCTAACATAGAATTGTTGTTTGCAAGACCCTGAGTATATGTTCCGAATGCGTTAAGAGTGTTGTCCTGAGCATTCTGAGAAATACCGAGAAGATCCTTATTCTTGTTGTACATGTTAGAATAAGTTTGCTGACCGATATTAGCGTTTGTGCTAAATTCTTGAAGCGCTCTGCTTCTATCCTGGTTATACTTGTCGAAAGCCTTATCCCATTCTTCAGAAGCCAAAGCCTGTTGCTTAGCAGCGAGAGCGTCAGTATAATCAGAACTGAACATATTACCAGCATTAGCCATAGAGTTAGTAATTGCATCTGTAGCCTGTTGTTTTCTCTGGTTTGCAAACTTTGAATAAAAATCGTTTACGTCTTTGTCATAACTGAACTGACCAGCATCATACGGGGTAAGATTTTCCAGAGCCTGAACTCTGTCACCCATCTTTGCAGCTTCATCGCCGTAAGCTCCGTTAACCTTGTTCATGTATTGACGATAAAGAGCATTGTTCTGGTTAGCTGCATCTTCAGCCTTACCATAAGCCTCATCTAAAGCCGCATTTGCTGCAGCAACGTTCTTACCGCCACGATATCCGAAAATATCGCCTGGGTCAAAAACATTTGAAACTACATCACCGAATCCCATAAAATTCTCCTTTAAATATTTATACCTTGATAATTACCACGAGAGAATTCTCGGATAATGTTATGTATTGGTCCTGTAAGGTAATTATACCTCCAGTGACACCATTTTTAGTAAAAGCCAAATACGGGGTAATGTCTTCTCTATCCTGTAAGAACTTATCTGGCAATACGTTTTTGCCTTCTGTGCAAAGTTTCTTATACAGTTTGAGATTACCCTGTTCTAAAGACGTCCAGTCATGGTCCTTAGATAAAGACCATGTTCCAGCAATCGCCTGTTTAATATCTTCAATTTTAGATAGAAAGTTAATATTCATTTACACTCCTGTAGAAAGTTCGTTGTAACGAATAGAAGAATCAGAAATAACAAAATCAGAATCTTCAGAGAACATTACTTTCAATACGCACTGTCTGACCATTCCCAAATTTAACCATTTAAGACGAGCCCAATATTCACCACGTTTACCGAGTGAACTTTCGATTACGTTACCGAATGTGTTACCGCCATCGTTAGAAATCTGTAACAAAGCCTTAGCATCATGGTTATAGAATTCCATATTACCAGCATTGCATTCGAGAGCAAGTTCGAAAATACTGAACGGCCTGTAATTTGCAGTTATTACTGGTGTCTGTCTAACACGATATAACGGTAAAGAATCTGTTGCGTTGAAGTCTTCACGATAGTAATTGTCGTCGAGGATATACAGATTACCGTTTTCACAGCAACCAGTTATAATCTTGTTATTGAACCATGCTGCATACAACGGCATATATGGCTTATTCTTGGAAGTATAGAAGTTTCTGGAACTTCTGATATGCCATTCACCTGTCATAATGTCATAACAGTATGTTTCGTTACCGATTGTAAACAAGTAGAAACTATGGTTATTCTTGGAATATGTCCATGCACGAGTGTTAGAAATTTCATTCTCGTTAAGTATTCTGTCAAGCCATTCTTCGGAAATCTTAGAAACCTTAGTTCCTTCAATCATCAAAATACATTTAGCGTTTGCCTTACCTGTTCCAATACAGAACTGTGTCTGGTTAACTGATGCAAGGGAATACTTAGCTTCGAGACCCTGTTCCTTGTTAATTGTGTAAGAAGTTCTTTGCCAAGTCTGAGAAGATTCAGAGTCACCTCTCTGCCAGAATTCAATAGAACTTGGACCGTAAAGAGTAAGCAAAGCACCTACAGAATAAACGGCTGTAACCTTATCAGAAGAAGATTCAGCATTGAAATACTTCTGAACACCATAGTTATCTAAGAAGCAATATTCACCAGAATCTACGGATTTTGTCTTGACTGTAATTTCGTCCTCTTCATATTGAACCTGACCGTCAACAATATCGAAAACATTTCTTTGCTTCTGTGACAAAGGATATGGTATAGAATAATAAACGTAACCAGAACCTAAGTCATTAATAACGATAGAACCAGAAACTACAGCTATATGTGTAGGTCTTACATAAAGGTTTTCTGTAATTCTCTTAGGTAAAGTAATAGAAACAGATTCACCTTCTTTTAAATCGTAACCGTAAATAGCAACACCGTCTACCCATAACAATACAGCACGTTCACCGCCAGATTCTGCGAATTCGACTTTGTTACCAGAAGTATACTGACCGATGACTTCTGTATTGTATGCGTTGTCTATTCTGTAAATGTTACCGTTATATGCTACAAAAAGAGACGGGGTGTAGTTCATGGTCTTAAGACCTGTGGAAGGAACATACATTCCGTCAATTTGACCAGAATCACCCAAATTCATAAGGTATTTGATTCCAGGACAACTCTGCATAAATCTTCTAGCGTCATCCTTGGAACCGTTAAAACCGCTAAACATATTTCTTGATATAGCGGAACCTTGAATATTCGGATTCTTGGTCTTTGCAGTAGAACCTACAAATGAATATGTAATGGTATTAGCTGGCATTAAAACTCCTTACCAATTATTTGGTGCAAAACCATTGTAATAACTGTCAAGATAAGAACCACCGATTCCTTCATAGGTCATAGGTCTGTTACTCTGATTAACACGTTTCAATAATCTTACAGCATTGGCAAATTCTTCATCGAACATAGCCTTGACATCCAATAGTTTATAACGTAAACATAATTTAGCACAGAGACCGTCTTCAAGAATAGACAGAACCTTTTCACTGAAATAAAGTTTGTCATTCAACTTATACTGCGGAAGGGTCTTTAAATATGTAACTCTATATTCTAAAGACTGAACAGAATCTGTTTCTATAATGAAAACTTCGTAATTATACTCTATGTTTTCTACCTTATGCTTTTCAAGCTGTGTTTCACAGGTAAAGAATGTCGGAAGACCCATCTTAGTCTTTGCATCTAAAATTTGACGTTCTGCTGGGAACAACTGGATATATCTAATACCTAGCTTTCTGGATAAAGTTACGACTCTATCTGGAAGAGGGTTAATAATCAAATCTGGCCATTTAATATCAGAACGTTCTACCCATTCAAAGGTATATGTTCCAGGAATGGCTACACAACCATATACTTTATTTCCGCATTTTCTTACTTTACCAGCAAATTGACTAGAAGCTGCAGGTAATTCTGCTACTTCTTCCCAACCTTCTGGCAATTCTTCCATGATATGGATAATGCCGTTAGAAGGAACGTTAACTGTTTCTACATCAGAAAGAATCAGATTTTGACCATTTAGCTCAGCAATTAAAGATTGTAAATCAAACAAAGCATTCATGGCCTGAGTTCCAGTTGCTGCTTGACCGTCACCTACTAATGAGCAACGTTGAAAAGCCTGATTTATAAGGGCGTTAACTGTAATCATAAAAATTCCCTATTTTTTATACACTATTATATTTATTAGAACAAATGTTGACTGAAAAATAATTATACTGAGTCATGGATTTACTATTTTGGTAAAATAACCTATATTTACATCGTAAACAATCAATGATGAGGTATTCAAATGAAAAAGATTATTATTCTTATCGCTATTCTCTGTAGCTTTGGAATGTCTAAAACAATTAATATGATGAGTTGGGAACCGGAATATAAGTATAAATCTAACGATACTTATACACGGATAGAAGCTAAAGAATATTGTGAAGATAAAAAACAATGTTGGGCAAAACGTGAAACTGGAAATAATTATAGAATCTATCAAAAAATAGTGAATTGTCCACAAATGTTAACAGGGAAAATGGATAGCTATATAGGTTCTCCAGCTAGAATTCGGCATTTTATAGATATTTGTTATGATGAAACTTTATATAAAGCAGTTAAAATAGAAAAATATCCAAGTGAATATGGTTTTGATTATGTTTGGAAAATCGAAAAGACTATTAAAGCTGGTGTAAAATTCAATTTAAACAAAGGAAAATAATATGTCAAAAATAATAGTAGCTTGTTTTATGATTTGCTTTTTGGTAGGTATAATTGCATATGGTGAAGGATATAAACAAGCAGATGAAGATTTAAATATTGATATTAATTATTCATACTGTATTGAAAATGAATATTCTGTTGAAATAGTTGATATTTATTTTAAAAATCACGGTAGAGATCGAGTAAAAGATAGAATATATTACAATTTCCGTGACTCTGTTGATTGTTATGTTTTAGCACTTTCTTCTTTTACTGATGCACCACCGTTATTTATTCAAAACTCAGATAATGGTTGTAAAATTAAACAAGAAATGCTTGAAAGGTGTAAATTGAAAAATGAGAACAGTTGATATTCCAAATTCAAATTATTATATTAGAGAAGATGGTAGAGTTTTTCGAAAATCTGATAATAAAGAAGTAATACCAAAATCAGATTATTTGTTTCTAGTTATTAACAAAAAGAAATGTTATATTCATAGAATGGTTGCTGAACTTTTTGTAGAAAAAGAAAAAGAAGAGTATAATATAGTTGACCATATCAATGGAAATCGATTAGATAATCGAGCTGAAAATTTACGTTGGACTGACCCTAAAGGTAATGCCAATAATATGTGTAATAATGTTCCTGAACGACAGGCCGATAAGAAAACTTATGACCTAAAATATTCGCGTGATTATGCAAAAACACATCGTAAAGAAAAAGCAGAACACCAACGAGAATATAGAAAACGTAAACCAGAAATAGTCCGTGAGGCAAATAAAAGATATAGAGAAAAACATAAAAAATAAAAGAGTTGAGGAACTTCCTCAACCCTTTTATAATTGTTATTTCACTATTGATTAGATCTTAAAGTACCCAACGACCGCTCTGCGAGGTTCTGGCAATGTTGCAGCAAACGGAAGATCGAGACGAGTAAGAGTCGTCATGAATTTGCCATCGCCATAGGTTGACATCTTCATAGAGACGTTACCAACAGTTTCAGTAGCATTTTCAGAACCCGGGAGGTCACTGAACTTATACTGGTCGAAACCAACAGCCTGTTCATCACGGCACTGACCGAGAGCATACTTACCAGATTCAACTGCGAGAGTTGCAGACGGAGTGAACGATCCAGTTTCTACCCAACCGTTAGCGTTGTTGACATTGTGACCCTTAACAGCGAGACGGACCTGAGGAATCTTACCATCCTTATCAGCGATGACATAGAAGTCCTGATCAGTTTCCATACCGTCGAGACCGATAATCTTAACACCTTCAAGCTTGAACGGAGTATTTGGAGCACCAGTGAAACCAGTAACATTGTAACCGACGACCGTTGCAGATTCAGCACCTACACCAGAGACGTTAGCAACTGCGAAAGCTGCGGTTTCTGTACCAGCGATGTTGACAATCGGCATGAGGTTGTTTTCGATAACAGATGCACCAGCATACTGACCTAAATAAGCGTCCTTATAAATCTTGGACTGGATTTCAGACGGAATGAAGTTTGCGAGACCGCCATTAGCAATGGTACCTGCAACAGTCGGCTTGACGAAAGTAACCTTTGTACCAGCCATAGAGACTTCATCGAGAGCCTTAGACATATCGGTGAGTGTCTTAAAGTTTGCGGAACCAGCGACAATCTGGAATGCCTTAGGAATAGTATCTTCGATAACTTCCTTTTCAACAGAACGAGCGAGCTTACGGCCACGTGGCTTAGCAATTTCGTTAGTGAAAGATTCGATGTCACCGAGCTTGTTCCATGCATCAAGTTCAATGGAGGTGTTCTTGTTCTTTAACGTAACAGGAACTTCGTATTCAGTGATGGTGTCTGGAGTTGCTTCGAGACCATCATGAACTTCACCCGGGTCAGTGAGATAGATAGAATATGTGTTACCATATTTCTTACCTTCGAGTTCACCCTGAGACATATATGATTTTGCTTTCTTGGTGTACGGCATGTTGTCGTAGACTTCACCAGCGATTAACTTAACTTTCTTGTTGTTGGAAAATTCATTTCCTAAATTCTTATCTGCCATAATTTTGTTTCCTTATGAATTAATGTGTTCTTAAATAGTTCAATATTGAATCGTCAGAATCAAATATAGAACCTGGTTTTGCTTCTGCTTGTACTCCGGGTTTTCCGATTACAGGCATAGCAGGTTTGGTTATTTCTGAACGTAAACGATTTTCTAAATCTCTAATCATAAATTGTCGATCCATTTCGGTTACGCCATCGTTAAACATCTTTTCGACTTCCTGCGGATTTGTAGCAAATTCGTAAAGAATCTTTGGACCTAAGTCAGAACGCATTATATATTGTGCAACATCTTTATCCGAATCAATTAACTCACCTAAACCGTTTTGAAGTGCTGTTCCAATAGCTTGTCGATATTGCTGTTCAGCTTCTGGCGTTTTAAAGAGCTTCTTGACATTATCGTCTTGACGTGCTTTATAAGCCTGAACTTCTTGATCCTGTTTTGCCTGTTCCGAATATTTCTGCTGTGCTTCCTGCAACTTCTGATTCCACATGTTATCAAATCTTTGCTGGACCAGAGCGTCAATATACGAATCATCATCCTGGAACTGTCCTCTGTTTAACGGAGCATACTTGTCTGGATTTTCCAAGCGATCCAATCTTTCTAGCAAAGCATTATACTGTTGCTGGAGTTGGCCATATTGGTCTTCATACTTAGCACGTTGCTTACCGAGCTGTTTTCTGAAGGAATATGCTGCTTGTTCTTCCTTACTGTATGTTCTCTTCGGATTACCCTTTTCATCCACATTGCTTTCTTCGGAAACAGTTTGCTGGGCCGTTTCTTCAGCGGGAATCTCTGTTTGGGTCGAACTAGTGTCTTCAGCCTCAACTACTGGTTCTTCCTTTACTTCGATTTCGTCATTCATATAATTTTATCCTTATGCACGGAAAACGCCGTGTTCGTCATGTTATATTTATAAATCTAATTTAACCCATAAATGAAGCCTGTCTACCACGACGTTCTGCAATTATACCTCTTGGCATATCAGTCATAGCAAAAGTCAATGCAAAGGCGTCTGCAGAGTCAGGTGACCTTTTCAAAATAAGACGTATATCTTCCTTCTTGATTAACTGAACCTTGTCATGTGGTGACAATTCATATCTGGTTGCTCTTAATTCTTCTTTCATCTGGTCATCAATACCAGAAATACCATGTTCTGAAATATATCGTTTAGCATCTACATACATTTCTGCACGTTTATTTAAATATGCTGGATCTTCTGGAGAACCGCCAAACGGTATCAAATAGGTTAAACTTTTATATTCAGAATCCATTAATAGCTCATAAAGTCCTTGACCGTAAGCCATGTCTATAGCTATATGTGAAAAATTGCTAGCACCATGTTCTCTTATAATGAGTTTTATTTCTGCAAATAAATCTTTTGCTGAAGCTAATGTTTTACGTATAGTTTTGATTACAGAGTTACCTTTTCTAACTACAATACAGTTACAGTCTTTACCGTAACCAGAGCAGTCAACACCTATAGAAATACATGTTCCATTAGCTGGTGCCGGTTCTAACATTTCATCAGTAAAAAGAACACCAGAATTATTGTCTTCGCATTCTATACCTTCGAATTCTCGTAACCATTGCTCTTCGGAGAGACATGTCTTTTTCATCAAGGCTATTTCTTCTGGTTTAATTAACTTATTATCAGAAGTCCTGGCAGAAATTACTCTGACATTTCTGTCTTTAATAAATGCCGTAACCCAATTAGCTGGTCTCGGAGTAGAACACATGATAATTCTAGGGGGTTCATCCAAATTTCTCTGACAGTAAGCCAATACTTCGTAAAGATTTGGTGGTGCAAGACAGACTTCGTCTAGAATAGATAACTGAATTTTAGAGAAACCTCTAACAGAATCCATATTAGAATAAGACGAGAAATATATTACACCAGTAGCACCATAGGTTATCTTCATCGAAACTTTATGAACTTCAAACTCTTCTGGTTTTAATATTTCGTAAAGTCTTTGTATACATTCAGCCATGATAACTTCTGTTAAAGCTCTATAGTCCTGGGCCATAATCAGAACTCTCTGACCTTTCAATAAGGCTATAACGGCAATCAAAGAAGCAATAAAACTTTTACCACTTCCTCGACCTGCTCTAAGATAAACCATATCATCTTTACAGGTTAACAGCTCCTTCTGGTGCTTGAATAACTTGTAATGAATATCCATTATGCCTCGTCAATAACGATGTTAATAGCGTTATCTGCCTTTACTGCAGCTTGAACTGTCTGTTCTACCTTTTCAGAATATTCGTTCTTGAAACGTCTCTT